GCAGTAACCAATGCAAGCCGCCAAAACGGATAGCAACCAAAACGAAATTGTGCAAGCGTTTAGAGGCATGAATTGCACAGTTGCATTGTTGCATGCAGTTGGAAAAGGAATACCCGATTTACTGGTTGGCTGCAGAGGTGTAAATTTATTAGTGGAATGCAAAATAAAAACAGGCGTGCTAAACCTAATGCAAATAGAATGGCACAAGCATTGGAGCGGGCAGGTTACAGTTTGCCGAAGCGCAAACGAGGCAGCAGATTTAGTTTTTGAGACTTGGGATAAAATCGGTTACCTGCCGCTTACGCCAGACCTGCCGAAACTAAACCTAACTACAAAAATGATACAGGCGTTGGTAACACGGCGCAAAGGAAACAAATAACAATGCAACTATCCAAAAACGTAAATGAATTTATGCAAAATAAAATGCGCGTGGCAAAACTTGCCATAGCCGTATTTTGCGCAGCGGCGCTTATTACCCTGCTTGCCAATGCGCCGCGCACTAGCCAAGCAACCAGCGTAACGCCTGCCATTGCGCCAACTGCCACAGTTGCGCCAATGGTAGTAGGGCAGCCAATGATGCTAACCGATGCAAACGGCAATACGTTTATGATTATGCAGGGCAGCACGTTTTTTGTATTTCCAAAACAGGAACCTACACAAAACCCAAAATAACAAGCCTGCAAATTGCGCCAACTGCAATTGCAGGCAAACCAATAGAAACGCCACAACCATTCCAGCCGCTGCCAAGAGTAGGGCAATATCAAAACCTGAAACTGCGGCTTAGTTATTACAATCCAGCATTAGGCGGCACGAATTGCCACTCTGCAAATTGGGTTGCGCCGCATAATGGCATGCAGGGCGTTTGCAAGTCTTTACTATTGGGCGAACCGTGGAGTACGTGGTTAAATATCGGCGCAGCCTGCCCGATGAGTATTCCATTGCGCAGCCGTATTTACATAGAGGAACTAAACAAAAGTTTTTATTGCGTTGATAGAGGCGGGGCAATACAGGATTTGCCAGACGGCAGCAAGTTTATAGACCTGTTGCAAAAGAGCGCTGCATGGTATCCAGACGCGGTAATTGTTACGGATAGGTACTGCCCAAGCGGTTGTTTTCTTGCAAACGGGTATGTGCTAGAATGACCCTAGCCATAAATACCGCAGCATGGCAGCAAGCGCCAGACCAAGAACCAAACGCCTATGCAATATTTGAGCGCGTAAAGCCTGATTATAAAATACTGCGCACAGATAAAAAGAAACCGCTAGTGTTTGACGCTTGGATTATGCATAACGATAAGAGGGTTGCATTAGTGGAAACAAAATGCAGGGAACTAACCTACTACGAACACGAACACAAATACAAAAGCAAATGGCTACTAAGCGAAAGCAAACTAACAGGGTTGCAACGTTGCGCGGTAAGCTGGCAATTGCCCGTCTATGGTTTTCTGTATTTTATAAACTGTAAAATCCTGCTTACAATCAAACTGGTAAACAGGCAGGGCGTTATTATTGAGCGGGAGAAAAGATTTGTAAAAACCAGAGAAAAATATTTAGGCGGCACAGAGGAAACAGAATGCGGTTTTGTGCCAATGCATAATGCAACAATTATGCAATGGTTGGAAAATAACTAATAACAAAGTAAAAGGAAACAATTATTATGGATAGCAAATTGCAGGGCGTTTTAAAAAGCCGCAAGTTTTGGGCGTTGGTTGCTTCGCTGGTTGCGGTTATCGGCGGGTTTTACACAGGGCAAATTCCAGCACAGGATGCAGCCAACAATTTAGTTATTGCGCTGGCAGTTTATTCTATTGCTACTGGCATAGATGATAATGGCAAAGGCAGCTAACACAAGTAATAAACAAATAGAAACGCTGGCAGACCTGACACCTGACCCGCGCAACGCCCGCAAGCACAACCCGCGCAACGTTGGCATGCTGGAAAAGTCCCTAAACGAGGTTGGGGCGGCTCGCAGCATTGTTATAGACGAAAACGGCGTTGTGCTTGCGGGCAATGCAACTATAGAAGCCGCAGGGCGGGCAGGCATTGAGCGCGTGCAAGTGGTAGACGCGGACGGGGAAACAATCGTTGCAGTGCGCAGAACAGGGCTAACCCAAACACAAAAAACAAGGTTGGCACTATACGATAATCGAACCGCAGAACTGGCAGATTGGGACGCAGACGTTATTGCAGACCTAATGGCAAACGAGCGTGCAATGCTGGATGGGTTGTTTGAGAATAACGAGCTACCAAAAGTATCAGAAAATCAAACTGATTTATCTAGTAGTTTGGTAATGCAATTTAAAATCGAAATTACTTGCAAAAACGAAACAGAGCAAGAGGATTTATTTAACGAATTTAATAGTAAGGGTTATTTATGTCGTATTTTAACATTGTAAAAACTTTCAATGCCGAAAATAGTTTTAGGAACGCTGCAATAATCGGCAAATATGATTTACAAAGTTTTGATATTACGGAAAATTTTACAGGACAACTAGATTTACCTTTAGAGTGGAATGTGGGTTGCATTGTGGGAAATTCGGGAACTGGTAAAACTACAATTTCAAAAGAATTATTCGCAGACAATTACATTACCGAATTTGAATACAATAAGCATAAAAGCATTTTAGACGAAATGCCAGAAAATAAATCTGTAGAGCAAATAACTAAAACATTTAATGCAGTAGGGTTTTCCTCGCCTACACAATGGATTAAACCTTATGATTTGCTATCAACAGGGCAACAAATGCGGGTAAATGTAGCCAGAGCCATTTTATCCGAAAAAGCAATTACCGTATTTGATGAGTTCACATCCACAATAGATAGAATGGTTGCACAAATAGGATGTTTGGCAATTTCAAAAGCCATAAAAAACAAAACAAAAAATTTATTGCGGTTTCGTGTCATTTAGATATTGTGGATTGGCTAGAGCCTGATTGGATTTTCAATACAAACACAATGAGTTTTGAAAGTAATAAAAAAAAAGACCTCCATTGGAATTTAAAATCTATGAATATTCCGATAAATCGGTATGGCAAATGTTTGCAAAGTATCATTATTTAGATAATACCCACAATAACAGTGCTAAGGTTTTTATTTGCACTGTAAATAATACCGTGGCAGGTTTTTTGTCTCTAATCCATTTTCCGCATGGAAGCATTAAAAACTTTAAGCGTATTCACAGGTTGGTTATTTTGCCCGATTTTCAAGGCATAGGCATAGGCAAAAGATTTTTAGATTTTATTGCAAACCAAACTGTTTTGAAAAACCAGAGATGCATAATAACAACCTCAAATACAGCGTTGGTTTTTTCTTTAAAAAAAGACGCTTGTTGGAACTTACGCCGCGTAGGGAGAGTTGGCGCAATTGGTGCAACTAGCAAAATAAGTGGGTTGCAAAATACAAATAGCGGCGCAAACCGCATTACGACCTCTTGGGAATATACAAACAAAACTAAGGCAACCGCGTTTCCAGCGTTGGTAATCGAGCGCATAACATAGAATGCCAAAACAAAAACAAACGGCGAATAAACGCCCTAAGCTAAAAATGGAAGGCGCAGGGCGCGGCAATGTTTTTCCGCCCGTTGAACACCGTTTCAAACTTGGAAACAAAGCCGCAGTTGGGTATGGCAGACCGCGTACAATTGGAGAACTGCGCGAATATATCCAGCAGCTAGGCGAGCAACCCAGCGGTTTGCCAGAACTTACAAGGTTGGATTTATTGTTGCGCCAAATGTTTGCAAGCAAGAACGCGGGAGACCGCGCAAACGTTTTGAAATATGGTTGGGGCAATGTGCCGCAGCCAATAGGCGGAAGTGGTGAGTTAGGCCCGATTCAAATAGAAGCAGTAGAGGCTTATAGTTTTGACGCTGCAGTTGCCGCGATTGCGTTTAGACCAGACACAAATAGCACAGACTAAACAGAAAATCGTTACCGTTGCTATGGGGCGCAGGTGGGGCAAAACCACTATGGCAGGCGCACTGGCAATTAGCAGTGCATGCAAGGGCGGTATTGTGGCATGGGTTGCGCCTACGTATTCCAATAGCCGCCCGCTATGGCGGTTTGTAGAGCGCGTAATTACCAGCGAGCCGCGAGCGCAAGCCAGACGCGCAGAGCGCACAGTTGATTTTTACAACGGCGGCAGGCTTACAGTTTACAGCGCAGATAACGATATTAGTTTGCGCGGCGAAACGTTTGACCTTGTGATTGTGGATGAGGCAGCCAGAATACGCGAGGAAACGTTTACAGATGTGCTGCTGCCTACGCTGGCAGATAGAGACGGGCGCATGTTTATTGTTAGCACACCTAAAGGGCGCAATTGGTTTTGGCAGCAATACATAGCAGGCTTAGATGCAAACAGTTATTGCATAAGTTTTACAGCGCCAAGCGCTGCAAACCCAATGCCAAGCATACGCAACGCGGCAGAACTAGCCAAGCAAACGGTATCGGATAGAACCTACAGGCAGGAATGGTTAGCAGAATTTGTAGACGATAACGCGGGCGTTTTCAAGGGCGTTAGGGAATGCATTAGAGACCATGCAACCGAGCCAGAACCCTACAAAAGCTATGTAATGGGGATAGATTGGGGCAGGGTAAACGATGCAACGGTATACACAATTATTTGCGTAGAGGATGCGCAGGTCGTTTGCATTGAGCGCATAACCCAAACCAGCTATGCAATACAATTGGAGCGGCTGCGGCGTTTGTGCGAATTGTGGAAACCTTATGATATACTTGCAGAGGCTAACAGTTTAGGTTCGCCATTAGTGGAAGCGCTGCAGCAATTTGAGTTGCCAGTGCGGGCGTTTCAAACCACAGCCACAAGCAAGCCGCCGCTAATAGATGCACTAGCGCTGGCAATCGAGCGCAGGGATATAGGGCTAACAGACAATCATTTTTTGATAAGCGAATTGCAGGCATACCAAAGCGAGCGCCTAGTATCGGGTACAATCCGTTTTAGTGCGCCCGCAAACATGCATGATGATATGGTTATATCCTGCAGCCTAGCATGGAAGGCTGCCAAGCTAGGCAGTAGATTGGTTTTATTTGAGGCGTAAGAATTGAGCTACACAAAAACCAAACTGTTTGATGCTGGCATAAGCAGCAAAAGCGTTATTGCTATTCCTGCTTGGGCGCAGCAGATGATAGACAATGGCGGCGAAGTAAACTCTACAGTAGACGCTTATAACAAAACTCCGCAGCTATACAGAGCGGTACAAATGCGGGCAAATGCATTGGCGGCAATGCCATTTGTATTGCGCAAGAACGACAAACTAACCTCGTGGATTTACCCGCAATCCCTTAGCAAAATTCTATTTGAGTTGGAAGCCTCGTTACTTGTAAGCGGCGCGGCTTACCTGCTAAAGCTGCAACCCACAAACGGCGGTAAGCGCACAGTTGGTTTACAGTTTCTAAACCCTACGACAATGCGCACAACCTACGACCATAGAACAAGGGAAACATTATTTACCCAACAGATTAGAAACGAAACGTTTGGGCCGTGGACGGCAGACCGTTTACTTTATATGCGCGAGTTCAGTTTTCAAGATGAAGTTGGCGCAGGCATTGCGCCTGCCAAAGTGGCGCTGCCTGCTGCCGTATTACGTATTGCAATGAGTGATTTTGCACACGGGTTTTTTAGCAGTGGCGGGCAGCCGCTAACCCTACTAAGCATGCAGGGCAACCCGCCGCCACAGGAAATAGAACGCACTGAAAGGTTTTTCAAACGCACAATGCAAGGGGTACGCAATGCTTGGCGCGTGCTGGCAGTTAGAAGCGAAGTAACCGTAACGCCAATAACACCTGCCCTAAACACTATGGCGATGGAGGAATTGCAGACTGTTACAACGCGGGAGATTGCAAGCGCGTTTGGAATTCCACTAAGCCTGCTAACCAGTGATAGCGCCAACTATGCAACTGCAATATCCGACCAGCGTTTGTTTTATGAAAATACAATCAAAGCGCGGTTGCAGTTTTACGAGGAAGCATTCAATACCCAACTGCTAAACGAAACGCAAACCAATATTCGGTTTACGCCTGAGAGCCTGAGCGTATACCAAGAGGACGAAGCAGAGCGCAGTAACGCATTGGTAAACCTAGTAAATGCTGGAATGCCATTGCGCGATGCAATGCTAATACTTGGGTATAGCGTAGAGGAAGTAACAGGCACAGATGCAACAGTAGAAACCGTTAGCACAGATGCACCCGTTATTATTGCCAAAAGCAAGAAGCCTGCAACCGTCAGTTTGCAAGAGCAACTAGCAGACGAATACGCAAACGCAACCCACGTGCAACAGGTGAAAGCCGAACTAAAAACTTGGCAGCGCGTGGCGGCAAAATCCATTGAGCGCGGCAGGGAATTTGAATGCCTGCAAATACCGCCTGAATTGGAAACGTTTATTAAATCACACTTGCAGGAACCGAGCGCATATTTAGAACATGTTTTTGAGGACGGGGTTATAAAGAGTTTGGTTTTGCAGACCAAAGCAGAAAAAGCAGTTGCGGCAAAAGTGCGGGCAGTATTCAAGCAATACGGCAACCAGATAAAAGCAAAGGCGGCACGCGGGATAGTAGACCATGTAGCAGCCGATGAGATGTTTAGCACGCTGGCAAAAAGAATAACGCCCGTGCTAACCAATGTTTACACAACGCAAATACAGGCAACCGAAATAGAAACAGGCGTACCGCTGGATACCGAGCGCTATAAAACTGCAGCGCAGGAATGGGCAGAGAAATATAGTTATGGCGAACTAAAGAGCGGGTTAGAAGCCACAACCATAACCAACGTGCAGCGCATGGTTAGCAAGCTAGTGCAAGACCCTAGCCTAACGCCTGCAATGGTTGCGGCTGGTTTGTTTCCAACGTTTAGCGATTACCGCGTGGCAATGATAGCCACAACGGAAGTAACCAGAGCCAAGAGCGCAGCAGTAAACGGTTATTACGATGGGCTAACAGAGGATGGTTTAGATGTGGTGCGGCGTTGGGGTACAAAGCTAGACGAAAAGGTTTGCCCGATTTGCGGCCCGTTGGATAATAAAAAAGAAGAAACATATAAAAAAAAATTCAATGATGGGCCGCCCGCTCACCCCAATTGCCGTTGCAGAATAGGCGTTGAGGTAAAGGCGGAGAACACAGAGGAAGGGCGCGGCGAAGTTATTGCGCCAACAATACCGAAACCAAAGCCTGTAAAGCCTGTTGCGCCCAAGCCAGTTATTGCAGTGCCAACAGTTGCGCCCGTGGCAGTTGTGCCGCCAATGCCTGCAATAGCACAACGTAAAACGCCAAAAGAAATTGTTAAGGAAGTAATAACGCTTGGAAATAGCGAAAGGTTTGCAACGGCAAAAAAGAACCTAGCGGAAAGCGAATTGTACCTAGCTGAGTTTGCAAGCCGTTATAACTTATCAAAACCAATAAGCCCATACAGGCAAGCTGGCTTAAGGTTCAGCGAAACACAAACTCCAGAATTTATTGCGGCGTTGGAGGCTTACGACAAGCAACTTGTAGAATGGCATAAAGCATTTGTAAAAGCGAGGTCTGAAGCGATAACGCCATATTTGGCAGCGCAAGAAAAAATGCAAACTCTTACCGCTGAAATACATAAATTATTTGCCGTAGAAAAACCAGTTGCATTTAAAATGACGGGTGCAAAAATAAGTGGTGAATTAGCAAGCGGCGTAGATTTTGTAAATAACGTAGTGTCAAGCACGCTTACCAATTCGGAAAACCTTACCGCTACAATAGTTTTTAATAGAGCAAGCCGCGCAAGAGCAAGTGCTACTACCATTTTTGTTAGAAAAGATGGCAGCATAGATGATATGGTTCACGAGCTAGGGCATATTTTAGAAAAAAATGTTACCACTGCTGGCAATAGGTTTAGCAGCAGTAGTTACGAATTACTTGGCGAGGTTGCAATTAGGTATAGAGAGAGCCGCACAATCGGCGAGAGTTGGGAAAAACTAAGCAAGGTAACAGGTAATACAAGGTATGGAGCAAAGGAAGTTACCAAAAAAGATAAATTTTGGGATACTTACACTGGCAAACAGGGGAACGGCCCGCATGCCTCTGAAATTATCACAATGGGTTTGCAGCACATGCTGGAAAATCCAATCGGGTTTGCAGACAATGACCCTGCCCATTTGGAATTTATGCTAACACTATTGCGGGGCAGCGAATGACTAAATTAGAAATAGACGGGTTTGCAGTTACCGTTGATAATGAGCGCGTTACTTGCGATAATGCAATAATAAAAGCGCAACTAGAAACAAGTTGGCTTCCAATGAGCGGTTATAAATTACCCGTAGAATACCAAATAGTAATGTTTGCAGTAACAGAACTTAACGCCAAACTTATAAGCGGGGACGAAATAGATATTATGCAGCCGTTGCCCGCAGGTACTAATTACTAATGGCAGAAAAGGAAGCAGGCATTAGTTTTGAGAATGTGCAAGCATTTATAACTGCATTGTCTACAATGCCAACTAAAGAGATTTTGCGGGAGTTGGTAAACCAGACCAGCATAAAGGCACGCGAGCGGATTGCACTGCGACCAGCGCCAACAGGGACAACGGCAGGCACAAGCGGGTTGCATAGCACAGGCAATATAAAAACTCCGCAACGCGCATTCTATGCACGCGGCGAAGGCGGGTTTTATGTGCGCAAGAATGGCAGCATGAAAGCAAGTAAAAAGCGCTCGCAGGATTTGCAACAAAGCTGGCGGCGGGAAAGCACATTATCGGGGCAGGGAATGGTTGTGGATGTTAGAACAACCGTAAGCTATGCAGGTTACGTGCAAGGCGGAACCAATGACGAAATCGGGCAAAGCCAAGTTATGAAGGATAGAGGCTGGAAAACAACCGATGCAGTGGCAATAGACGTTGAACAGGAAGCGGGGAAAATAATGAATAATGTATTTCGAGAGAAATATAGCCAATGGCTTACAAGCCACGGAATAACGAACACAGTTACCTAAAGGAACTAAAATGGATGCGCCACAATCAACCCTAAGCCCGAAAAAACCAAAACGGATGCCTACGTACCCACGGGAAAAAGCCGTTGATGAGGAATACACAGAGGGCGCAGCCTGCCCAATAGAAACACAGGATGTAGCGGCAAACCTAGCCAACAGGCAAAAGGCAATTGAGGTTGCAAACTATGGGCCGCTAGACCCAAGCGAATCGAACACGGAATATTGGCAGGCAGCCGCAGACCGTTGGGAAGTAACAATTGAGGAAGTGCAAACGGCGCGTTGCGGCAACTGCGCTGCATTCAACGTTACAACGCCAATGCAGGCATGCATAGCAGAGGGCGTAGGCGGCAGCGAAGCGGAAGCAGTAATAGATGCTGGCGCAATAGGGTTTTGCGAAGTATTTGATTTCAAATGCGCGGCAGCGCGGCGCTGCGATGGTTGGATTGTTGGCGGGCCGATAACCGATGAGCTGGCAAAATCATTTGAGCCAGAACCAACAGACCCTAACGATGCAGACGGTTACGAGGAATGGGCAGATGAGGAGCCGCAGGTTGATTTTCGGAAAAACAATGGTAATATGGTTGCGCATGCAATAAAGATTGCAGCGCCGCAATGGATGCGGGATAATGCGCGGCAGGGTATCGAATGGGTAAAAGAGGGCAAAGGAGGCGAAGGGCTAACGGCGCAGACAATGCAGGAAGCGCGTACAATGGCTGCAGGCACGGTAAGCGATGATAAGGCAATGCGCATGGCAGCGTGGTTTGCGCGGCACATGGTAGACCTAGAAGCGCCTGCCGCAACTGTAGGCGCAAAGGGTTACCCAAGCAATGGAGTTGTGGCGCATGCATTGTGGGGCGGCGGTTCGGTTACTGATAGCGAGCGGGCGGCAGGTTGGGCGCGGGAGCGCAGCGCAGGCGATGGAGAAGCAAAAGCAAAGTATGGCGCGGCAGCGCGGCGCGATATGATGCCTAGCGATTTTGTGCTAAGTGATGAGCGCAAATTTCCAATAATGGATGCAGAGGATATTGCAGCAGCGGTAAACAGTTGGGGCAGGTACAAAGGGCGCGTTACGTTTGCGCAGTTTAAAGAGCGGCTAACGCGGTTGGCAAAGCGCAAGGGTTTAGATAGTGCGTTGCCGCAGGCTTGGAGAGTTGATTTAATGAAAACAGTAAACGAAAATTTTATTGGCGGGGAAGTAAAAGCATTGGGCAATGGCAAGTTGGGCGGTTACCTAGTGCGGTTTACCACAGAGGCGCAACCAGACTTGCAGGGCGATTACTTTACAAAGGATACCGAACTAGGCACGTTTACAGACCTGCCAGTTTTGTACCACCACGGCGCAGATAAAACTATTGGCAAGCGCGTTATCGGGCGCGGCACAATAAAGCAGGATGCAATCGGGCTATGGGTAGAAGCACAGTTAGCAATGCGCGATGAGTACGAAAAAGAAATTTACGCACTGGCAGAAAAGGGCGCGTTGGGTTGGAGTAGCGGCGCAGTTAGCCATTTGGTAGAACGCGAATATAAATCCGAAAAAATCGCGTGGGTAAAAACGTGGTGGATAGCCGAAGCGAGTTTAACGCCAACTCCTGCCGAAGCGCAGAACGAGGCGATTACTATAAAGGGGAATGTTATTGCAATGCCAGAGGAAGCGCAGCCCGTTTCGGCAATGCAAATACAAACCATTAGCGATGATACAGAAACATTAGAGGAAACTAAAAAAACTATGGAAGCAAACGATGTTACGGAATTGAAAGCGCAGATTGCGGCGCTTACTGCGATTGTAAACGAGCCAAAGGTAGAGGCAGGCAAAATGGCTGCAGTAGTAAAAAGCTTGGGCGGCGACCATGACGGCGGAAACGCATTCAAGCATTGGATACGCACAGGGCAAATGAATTACTACACGAAAAACAACGAGCAGGATTGGAGCGCAACCAAGACTAACCCGTTGAATGAAGCCACAGGCACAGAGGGCGGTATCCTAGTGCCAGAAGGTTTGAACGCAACCATTATTGCAAAGCGCGATGAGATGAGCGTTATCCGTGCAAATGGCGCACTGGTTATTACAACCAATTTGGATACTGTGCAAGTGCCAGTTGAAAACGCCAAAATGACGACTGCGATTGTTGCAGAGAGCGGAAGTTATGTGGCGGCAGAGCCAACGTTTACAAGCAATAGCGTTACGGTTTACAAGTTTGGAAACCAGTTGCGCCTTACCGATGAGTTGCTTGCAGACAACCAGACTAACCTTATGCCATACCTTAGCAATGGGCTTGGGCGTGCATTTGGTTTGATGGAAAATGCTTATTGCATTGCAGGTACTGGCAGCAGCCAGCCGAAAGGTTTGCTAACGGGCGGCACGGCGGCGATTACTGCCGCAAGCACAACGGCGATTACCGCTGCAGAGTTGGTAAGCCTTTACCATTCACTGCCAGAGCCTTACACAACTAACCCAAATGAGGTTGTGTTTATCACGCGCAATGCAACGCTTGGCGCGTTGCGGGCGCTTGCTTCGTCAAGCGTGTTTACTTTCAACCTGCAGCCGCAGGGCGACCAAGGGGCACAGCAGTTGTACGGACACAAGGTAGCAGTTAGCGGTTACATGGAAGCCGCCACGACTGGCAAGAAATCGCTGCTGGTTACTAACCTCGCTGCTGGTTACATTCTGATTGAGCGGGCAGGCATGGTAATGAGCCGTAACCCATATTTGCTGCAGGCAACAGGTCAAGTTGCCCTGTTCACAACGATGCGGTTCGGCGGAACTACCACGGTTGCCGAAGCAACGCAAATTCTTACACAGGCGTAAGAACATGTTACTTACATTTGGCACTGCCTGCTGCGGAGTTACGGAAGCTGGCGCAATTTGGGCAGCCGCAGACGGTGAAACGCTAGAGGTTGATGCAGTGCTTGGCGCTGAAATGCTGCGCGTTGGTTATGCAGTGTTAGCACAAGCCGCCAAAGCCGAAGCGCCGAAAGCAAAGCCAAAGGCAAAGCAGGCAGACTAATGGCATATGCAACTGCTGCGCTCGTGAAAACCTACTTATCTATTACAAGTGTCGCAGATGATACTTTAATAGGCACGTTGATTACACGGGCGCAGGCAGTTATAGATAACTATACGCACAGAACGTTTGAGGTAACTACAAATACTACAAAGTATTTTGACAGCTACAAAAACGTTACCGAAACTACCCTATTGTTCAACGAGGGCTTGGAGCTGGCAACTGCGCCCACTACAATCACCAACGGCGATACAACGGTTTTGGTTTTGAATACTGATTGCGTTACGTTGCCTGCAAATGCTAGCCCGTTTTATGGAATAGAAATGCTGCGCAGCACGTCTAATTACTGGACACAAACCGCAGCGGGCGATAACCAGCGGGCAATTAGTATTCTAGGGAAGTGGGGTTACAGTTTGACAGCGCCCGATGATATAGTGGCGGCAACCATTCGGCTAACTGCCTTTTTTTATCGGCAGCGCGAAAGCAACGCAGATTTAGATAGAGCCGTTAGCGTGGCGGATGGAATGGTTTTACTGCCAAGCAACCTGCCCAATGATGTTATTGGAATGCTAGAGCCGTATAAGCGGTTTGCGGTATGAGTAACATTAGGGCAATTGCAAGCGCACTAGCGGCGCTTACCGTTTCGTATACGGCAGAGGCAGGCGGCACGGTAACGCCTACTGCCTACGATGTGCAGCAACTGCCGCCAACGGTAGCGGCGGCAAACCTGCCAGTAAGGTTGATTGGTACGCAGCGCGGCGATAGCAGCGCAAGTTTCAACGCTATAACCGCAGGCACAGGCAGCACAAGGGTAGACCATTCAATAAGCGAGTTGGCGCTAATTGAATTGGTAGGGTTAAGCAGAATGCAGGATGAGTGGTGCGATACAATGCGCTACATGGATGCATTGACGGTTACATTGCAAGCGGCACGGAGTATTTATACAAAGTGCGAGATAACAGGCGCGAGCGCATCGCGCAGCGTGTTTGAGTATCCAAACGGGAGTGGCGAATACTTTTATGGATGCCAAACGATTGTGAACATTACAGAATACCAGTAGAGGGAAAACATAATGGCAGTATTTAGCGGTAAAGGTTTGGTAGTTAAGTTTGGTTCGGATACCCTTACGCATGTGCGCAGCGCAAGCGCAACGGATAGCATGGATACAATCGAAATCACGGCGGCGGCGGATACTGTAAAAAGTTACATTACCACTACCACAGGTTATGAGGCAAGCGTTGAAATGCTTTATGATGATACAACCGATTTGTTCGACACAGAGCTAAAGGTTGGCACTAGCGGCGCGCTTATCATAAACCCTGAGGGCGTTTCGGTTGGCGCAATCAAACTAAGCGGCACTGCGCTTATTACTAGCGTAGAGTTTTCGGTTCCGTATGATGGCTTGGTAACTGCAAGTATTTCTATGCTTGGCACAACTGCGCTTACTGTAGGCGTAAACTAGCAATGCAACTAGCCAACGATAGGTTTGGTTTGCAATGGGAAGTTGTAGAACTAAAGCAACGCCACATTGAAAAATTCTCCGAACTGCATAAAGAGTTTGAGGAAGGTTTACCAATGCCAAAATATCGCGGGCAGGTTGTAAGGGCGGCAATAGAAAGCGGTTGGTTTTCGTTTCCAGTTATAACCGCTGCGGATGTGGCAGAACTAAAAGCCGCAGCGGTTCGCTGGTTGAGTGAACGCATAACAGATATTTACGTTGAGGCAAACGAGATTGACCCAAAAGTTTAGTTGAGGCGTTGCGCTGCGCCCGCGATGGGAGCGCAGCGCCAACGGCACTGCGGCTGGCTTGGCAATCCGAGCGTTGGGGCGCATTACCAGAGGCAGGCGGGTTGCTAGACCAACCCGCAGGCTTATTAAATAAAATGGCTGCAGTAAGTAATGTTTACAATGCATTTGCTACCATGCAGAGGCACACGGGGCAGCTAGTGCAATTGGCAAATTCTAATCCACAAGTAATAGCAACTGTTCGCAGAATAGAAAAATTGGAAGCAAAATTATATGGCTGATATAAAGGTGCGCATTGTTGCGGTAGATGAGGCAAGCAAGCCGCTAGACGAAACCGCCAAAAAAGCAAAAAGCACTGCCGATGCAATGAAGGGGTTATCCGCTTCGATTGGTTCGGTTGCTGCTGGAATGGGTTTGCAAGTGGGGCTAACGTCAATCGTTGGCGCAATGAAAAATGCAATCGTTAGCAGTTTTGAATTAGCCGATGCATTAGAACAAAGTAAAATTGCATTTACAACCATGCTTGGCAGCGGCGAAGCTGCAGGCAAAATGCTTACAGACCTGAAAGCGTTTGCAGATAAAACTCCGTTTGAATTCCAAGACATACAAGCAGCCGCTAAACGCCTAATGGCAATGGGAACTGCGGCAGAGGATGTAATTCCAACGTTACGCGCAGTAGGCGATGCAGCCGCAGGGTTAGGCGGCGGCAAAGCAACCATAGATGGCATAACTTTAGCCTTAGGACAGATGGGGGCTAAGGGCAAAATTTCTACACAGGAATTGAACCAGTTGACAGAACGCGGTATCCCTGCTATGCGTTACTTAGCAGAGGCTGCAGGAAAGTCTACTGGTGAAATGGCGAAGCTGGTAGAAAACGGTTTAGTGCCAGCGAACACAGGCGTAAAGGTTTTGTTGGAAAGCATGCAACGAGACTTTGGCGGGCTAATGGCAAAGCAAGCCGATACCGCAAGCGGCAAATTGTCTACGATGAAGGATTCAATGGCAAGCCTAGGCACTGCGGTTGGCAAAAGTTTTATCCCTGCCGTAAAAGCTGGCGCAGATATTGTTGCGTATTTTTCACAAAGTGCTGCGGATGCTATAAACAGAAATGTAGAAACGGCGGACACTTTAGCAGCAGTAACAGAGGCTTACAAAAAAGGTTATATCAGTAGAGACCAATATAACAGTGTCGTTAAAACCTCTATTACACAATCCAGCGATGCTTCGTTTCAATTGTCTACGGAGCGCACAAGCCTATTAAATTTAACTGCAGCTACTGATTTATTAAGGGTTGCAGGTGTAAACCAAGCGCGAGACTTAGAACAATCGGAAACGCGTTTTGTAAAATTTTATGAAGCGGTAAACACAAGCACAACTGCGCTAGACCTAAACACAAAAGCAATTGACCCGAATAAAGATGCGCTAAATAGGCAAAAAGATGCGCTTGGATTAATTAGCGGTGTAATGGCGGATTATAACAAAGCGCATGAGACTAACGCGGAAGCAGCGGCAAAGGCACGCCAAAAGATTGCAGACCTAACCACGGCGCACGACAAAAACCATGCAGCGTTATTAGCAGGCAAGGGCAGCATTATAGACAATGCAGATGCAATTGAAAGGGCAAACATTCAAGCAGAGCGCGGCGCAATTTCATTTGCAAATTTGCAAGAGCGTTTTGCAAACCAAGAAAATATAGATAACTACAACGAGCGCACGGCAGAATTAGGCGTATCGCAAACCGAACTAAACGATGCACTGGCAAAGGGCGAAATAGACCAAAAGAAATTTGACGATGCAAGCGGCAAGCTGGCAGGGCGGCAAGCTGATTTAAAAACCTCTTTAGATAATAGCCAAATGAGTTTGGCGGATTACAATTTAGCGCAGCGAGACCATGCGCTAGATGTAAAGGATAGCGCAACCAAGTTAGGCGAACTAACCGCGCAGCACAATACAGGAAAAACGGCGGTGCAACTGGCGGCAGGCGAACAGTTTACTTACAATACAAAACTAAAGGAAGCGCAAGCAGAGTTAGAAGCCACGCGGCTAAAGGAAGTAGAGCTACGGCAGTATGTATCGGATGCAATCAAACTAAATATTGTTGAGGAACAAATTGCAAGCCTAGCAAAAGATGGTTTAACGGCAGAGGAGATAACGCGCATTCAAGGCATAGCAACTGCATTTGGCATTGCAAAAGACGAAAGGGTAAAAGGGTTGCTAATAGAGGGCGCGGCAGCTACAGCGTTTGCAAAGTTAGAAACAGACCATGCATTAGATTACCTAACCGATGCAAACAAAAAAGCATTGGCGCATGCTGCATTTACCGAAAGCATTGCTAAAGATATTCAAATGGGGCTAATTCCAAATTATGAAAAGGCACTAGAGGCAGCCAAAAAAGCTAATGGGCAAATTTCCGAGACTGCCAGTATTTATAACGGATTGCAGGATAAAACAATAAACCTGTTAATTATTACAAGGCGGCAAGAAATACAAGGCGAAGGGAAAGACGCTGGCGACACAGATGGAAGCAAGCCAAAAACAGCAGGGGCAATAGCAGAGGCAAAGGCAGGCGCGTTTCAAGTGGGCGGGCAAAAAGGGCAATCGGCAACAGGCGGTGCAATCATTGGCAATGGCGCTTGGCGGGCAACAGGCGGCGCAATGGGAATGGGCGGCAGTTACTTGGTTGGCGAACACGGCCCCGAACTATTTGACCCTGCTGGAAGCGGCAGGGTATTTAGCAACAATACTTTTAAGCAGTTAGGTTCGTCGCAGCAGAGCGGCGGCAATTTGCGCATTGGCACGCTGAATATTTATGGCGTGCAAACTGCCTCGCAACTGTACGATGCAATTACCGCAGAGGCACGCGCAAGAGGGCTAACGTTTGGCTTGAACTAATATGGCTAAACCAGAATTCAAGTTTTATTTAGACACACTAAACGATGGCACGTTTGCGGCAAACATAACCACAAAGGTTATAAGCGCAGACTGGCAATTAGGGTTTGCAGCGCCATT